AAGTACGATGGCGCAACCTTTACGCTAATTTCAACAGGGTCTACAAATCCCGAAGCGATTACAGGCGGCACGGTAGTCGATTTGTATGTTAGTGCGCTTGCAGTACCTTCGACTGTATTGGCTGCAACTGATAGGCTCGCAGTGCGCATTTTTGTAACCACATCAGGTCGAACCATAACGCTGCATACCGAGGATAACAACCTTTGCCAAATTATTACCACCTTCACCACAGGGCTTAACGCATTGAACGGCTTGACCGCCCAAGTTCAAAACTTCGCAACGGGTACGAGTGGAACGGATTTCGGGATTACATCGGCAAGCAGCACGCACACATTTAACCTACCAACTGCAAGCGCAACAAATCGAGGTGCATTAAGCAGCGGCGATTGGACTACATTCAACGGCAAGTTCAATACGCCAAGCGGCACGACTTCGCAGTATGTGCGTGGCGACGGTAGTTTAAATACGTTCCCGACTATACCCGCGCAATTCAACCCTAGCGCGGGGACGGGTATAAGCATAAGCGGTAGCTACCCAAACCAAACATTTACCAATACAGCACCCGACCAGACCGTAAGTTTAACGGCAGGAACTGGCATAACCGTAAGCGGTACGTATCCGAGCTTTACCATTGCAAGCAGCGGTGGGAGTGCGCCTATAATTTATAAGAGCACAACCGATGCAGGCAATTATAGCGGTGCAACGAACACCGTTGTTTATACTCAGGCTGTACCTGCCAATACCTTTGCAGCGGGAGATATTATAAGGGTTAATTATCGAACAAGAAAAACAGGCGGCGGTGGCACACAAACATTAAGAATTTATGTCAATACCACAGCCAATTTAAGCGGTACACCTATTTTAGTCGGAAGCTTTGCAAATGCTGGCGCACCAAGTTTTTTAGTAAATCAAATGCTAAGGCACTTAGTAATTAAATCATCAACGAACAATACAGAGGTTTACTTTGCGCCGGGCGTTGGTTACTTTATTGATTATAACCTTTATGATTTAACTACAACGGCGGCTATTAATTGGACTATAAACCAAAATTTTGTTTTCGCAATTCAGAATAGCAACGCTGTTGATGTTAATTTTGGGTCTATGTACTTAATTGAAAAACTATGATAAACGTAAATATAACACAAACAACAATTCAGTTTTATTCAACCGTTGCCGATGCTGATATTAACGCACAATTAGTCGAGCCAAAGTGGGAGATTGTTGATACTGAAAGCCTACACATTGTAAGTGATTTAGGTGTGTATTGTTTAAATACGACTTCAACAACATTTAATGGCGAACAATTTGACAAATCAGACGATGCGATTACCTATTTAAATTCTTTGTAACTTTGTAAAAACTAACCAACTATGGCAGGCGTAAAAGTAACTGATTTAATCACGTTAGGAACGGCAGACCCTGCCGATGTAATGTACATTGTTGATAGCAGCTCAAACCAGTCGAAACAGATTGAGGTGCAAAATATATATTCAGGAATGCCGCAGTTTGAAAGCGGCAGTTTTACGCCTGTAATATCTGATGAGGTGGATTGCAATGTTACAGCATTGCGTGGCATTTACAGCCGCGTTAATGATGTTGTTACAATGACCCTTTACTTGAACATTGCTTTGGATGTTGTCGAAGGGACAGGCACATTTAATGTTGATTTACCTGTTGCATCTACATTCGCAAATGCAAGGGATTGCTATGGCACAGCTAATTTAATGACTAACCCAATTGAGCAATTAAGAATTTATATTATCAGTGCAGATACAGTAAACAGTAAATGCTCTATAAGTGTGACGGGCAATACAGGTATAAGCACCGTTACCGATTTCGTTGCAACAATTCAATATTTGGTATTATAATGCGCTCGACCTCTAAACTTGGTTTAGATATTATAAAGAAATACGAGGGGCTACGCCTTACTAGCTACCTTTGCCCCGCTGGCATACCAACGATAGGCTACGGCTCGACGCGTTACCCGAACGGCAAAAAGGTAATATTAGGCGAAAAGCTAAACAACGAAACCGAAGCGACCTCGTTATTATTAGCAACTATGAAGCCCTACGAAGACGCCGTAAATAGGCATTTACCGAACTTAAACCAATGCCAATTCGATGCGCTAGTTAGCTTTTGTTATAATGTAGGAACAGGCGCGTTTATTAAATCAACATTGCTACGCAAAGCAAAGGCAAACACTAACGACCCCTCAATAGTGGACGAATTTTCGAAGTGGGTACGCGGCGGCGGTAAGGTTTTACCCGGCTTAGTAACGCGCCGCAAAGACGAAGCGCGGTTATACTTTTCGCTTTGTAAATAATAGCCCTAAAATTAATTAACCACGCCCGCGCTTTAACGTATCTTTAAGCATGGCACGGCGAACAAATAAGGCTAAACGAATTTGTAGTATAATTCTTAAACATTGGAAGCCAACGATAGGCAGCTTAACTATACTCGTTTCGGTATTCCTTTTAATACTCAAAAAAATCGAAGTCGAAACCCTAGCGGCTATCGTAGCCGCGATGTTAGCCGCTGGATATATACCTAAAACTAAAGACGATGCTAGCGAATGACACTACCGTAATATGTTCGAACCCGGGTAATTGCAAAAATCACCCCGTTAAAACGTTTTTAAGCGATTTAAATACGCAAACCGAGGCAAAGGATAGCAGCGCACAATTAAGCGCCTTAGATACGCTTAAAATGGATATTAAACACGAAGCCGTTAAGGAGGTTGTTATAAATAAATTGCAGGCTATTGATACTATTAAGCCGTGTAACGTATCTTTGTTAACCGAACAAACGTACACGCCCGTAATAATTCACGAAGTAAGAAAAGCGCCCGAAATGGAACAGCCTATGCAGTACGATTTACTAATAAACGCCGCCTTATTTACCTTTATGCTAGGGTTAACAGCCAAATATGCGCTAACATGTAGCGGCGCATGGCTTAACCTATTCAAAGATTTACGCAAAGAAATTGCAGCCTAATACACGTTAATAATTTGATAGGTTGTAAATTTGTAAAGTGAGCAGCCTATACATACTTGAAAACAGTATCGACCTGTTTTACGTAGTTACCGACCGCGACGGGCTTATATTGACGACAAACGACTTATTTCGCGAGTATTCGAGCCATTTAAAACCCGAAAACATTGCGGATATTAGCGCAACCGAACCCGACCGCGACGATATTTTAGCGGCTATCGAAAAGGCAAAGGGCAAAGCGCCCGAACCTATACGCGTTTACGCAAAGACAAAGCAAAAAAACGGGGCTTTACGGTATAACGTTTGGAATATTTACGCAATATTAGATTGTTACCATTTTATAGGTATTCAGCTAGTCGATGTAACTAGCATAACAAGCCACGAACACGAACGCCAAAAGGTATTATTAGAAGAATTTAGGTTTATGTTAAGCCACGAGCTACGCCAGCCGCTAACCTCGATAGGCGGTTTAGTACGTATGTTAGTTCAGCATGGTAACGCAAGCGAAAAGGAGCGTTTAGAGCTGGTTAGAATGATAGAAGAAAGCGTAAACCGCCTCGACGATGTTATAAAATTGCTAGTTAAGAAAGCCGCACGCCAAATATGATGCCCGAAACAGCTACCGAGTGCGACGAAAGGCTAGTAAAGATAGCCGCTGTTTACGTTTTGGAGCGCGGGATGCCGTTACAATTCGCTATTGAGCTGTTAAGCGATAGGCTAAAGGACAAAACAGAAATAAACGAACGTTTAACGCAATTTTTAAGCTATGTTTTCGCAGGCAAAAGTCCTTTATAAACCAATTACGGCGCTAATTATAGCTTGTTTATTACTCGTTATTATGCTAATAGCTACTTGCCAAAGCGCAAACGGGCTACGCGATAGGTTAAGCGCTTCAGAAAGCTACAACGGTAAGCTAAAACAGCGCACGGTTAACGATAGCCTGCGGCTTTTTACGCAGGATATTAAGCTAACACGCAGCGACCGCGATTTAAAGGAGCTAAAAAAGCGTTTGGCGTTGGTAAATATTGAACAAGCGACCGAGGCGAAAGTTAAAACGGTTATAAAAACCGAGTTTAAAATAGGCGAACCAATAGTAATACATGACACTATTTACGTGTTAAAACTGCCTATCGAGTTTAACCGCTCTGAAAAGTGGTTCAATATGGCAGGGCGTATAAATCGTTTAGGGATGTTTCAGCTCGATAGCTTAGTAACGTATGCACGTTTTACGCATTCGATAGGCGATACCGTTTCTAATCGCTTTTTAGGCGGCTTATTCGGTAAGCGCGGTAAGGTTGTTAGGGTTGCTATTGATAACCCGTATATGAGCGTAACGGGTTTAAATAATATCTACGTGCGCCGCGAGCCGAAATGGTACGAATTAGGCGTCGTTAAGTTTGGCGCGGGCTTTATTTTGGGCGCTGCGTTTATAGCCGCTGCAAATTAATTGCGCTGAAAATTAAGAGGTTATAAAAAAAGTTTAAATATTTAATGAAAATGTTTTGCAGGTTCAAATAATGTTTATACATTTGCCTCATCAAACATTCAAACAATTTAAACTTTTACACTATGAACACAACAATTAAAGCAGGCACAACAATTAAAGCGGTAAGCATTTGCGACTCAGAATGCGTATTTACAGCTGAAGTATTAACCCGTAAGGGCGATTTTGTTACCCTTAAAGTAAAAGGGTATAAAGATATTGTACGCAAAAAAGTAAAAGTAGGTCGCAACGGTAACGAGTATGTTATGGCTTTAGGTACTTATTCAATGGCTCCAGCTTTTTCATAACACCCACGGGCGGCTAATAACCGCCCTTTAACTTTTCAAACATTCAAACACTTAAACCCTTTAAATATGTTACAGATGCACTCAACATTCAAAAACACCGAAAACACCGAGTTTTATTTATTCGACCATTTAAACGGCGTGCTAACCATGCTCGTTGACGATGGCTGTTTAAAAGGTATCTACACGCGCTGCGATAGTAAATGCGCTGCGATATACCGTAAATTTAATATCGAGCAAATCGAGGGCGTACCGTTCGAACACCGCATGTACGACGTACTCGAAGCCGCCGAATTTCACAGCCGCTATATTAAAGTAGTGGACGCCGTTAATCGTAACTTCGATATGTGTTTCACGCAGCCAACCGAAAACTAATTTTTAAACCCTTTAAACATTTATACTATGGCTTTAACAGCACCCGTAGGCGGAACGGTAAACCGCCAAATAGCGCCCGAGGGTAGTTACCCTGCGCGATGCTATCAGATTATTGACCTCGGAACTACCGAGCAAGGGGGCAACTTCCCCGGCAAAAAACGTAAAGTTCAATTCCTATTCGAGCTGCCAACCGAGCTGGCAGTATTCGACGAAGCGAAAGGCGAGCAACCGTATTACGTGCGCAGCATTTACACGTTATCAATGAACGAAAAAGCGCTATTGCGTCGCGACCTTTCAGCATGGCTAGGTAAAAAGATAACCGACGAACAAGCGGGTAAGCTCGATATTTTCGCGATGCTAGGCAAAACGTGCATGGTTAATATTGCGCACGTTACCAAAGGCGAAAATACCTACGCCAATATTATTAGCTTTGCGCCGCTCATGAAAGGCTTTGACTGCCCGACTGCGGTTAACGAGGCGTTCACCTATACGCCTACTGAACATAACCCCGAAACGTTTGCGAAGCTACCCGAATTTTTACAGGATAAGATTAAAGAAAGCGACGAATACAAAGCGACGTTAAACAAGCCTAAAAAGGCTACGCCGCCGCAGAATATCCAGCCTATTGACGGGAACGACGAAGACGATATTTTCGGGATTAAAGCGGCTAACGACCTGCCTTGGGATTAATAATTAAGGGGCGGTTAATCGCCGCCCCTATTCAAACACAAACTAAAAATAAAGCAGATGACACTTGCAAAGGTACAAATTCCGATTGAAAAAATATACGCCGCGATAAATTCGCCCGACGTATTAAACGCGCAAGCTACAATAGTACGTAATACAGGCGGCGGCGAAGCGTTAACCATTCGCAACGTAAGCGACTATACGGCTATGAACGCCGCTGTTAAGGAAGTAAGCGACGCCGTTAAGCTAATCGAAAGCGCACGCAAAGACGTAACCACGCCTTTAGATAACTTCAAAAAAGAACTAATGAAGCTCGAGCGCGAAAGCACCGCGCCGCTAATTGAATTTATAGAAGACGCTAAACGCGTTATGCTAGAATACCACGAGCGGCTCGAAGCTGAACAAGCCGCAGCCGAAGCTAAACTAAAAGCCGAAGCCGAAACGAGCCTAAAGCAAGCGCAAAGCGTAGGCGATATTATGGCGAATTTTACCGACCGCCTATTCGCTACGACGGTCGAGAATAACCAAACTAAAAACGTGCGCACTACGATTAAGGCGCGTATTAACGGCGAGGTTGACTGGGTAAAGGTTTTAGGGCTTTTATTCGCTTCAGGTGAACTAGACGCTAACGAGCTAATTAAAAACTTACCGCGGGCAATGAAAGCGCAAGGCGTCGAAGTTATCGCTGGCATTGAATTGTACGAACATAAAACTCAAATAATCAAATAAACATGGAAACTTTTAAACCCTTAAATACGATGTACACTTTCACACCCTTAACGCATAACGAGATATGCGAACGAATTGAAAAGGCACGCAAACGCCATAGTTTTAATAAATCAGAATTTTGCCAAATGATGGGGTACAACCCAACGATATTAAATAAATGGCTCAAAGGCGCTAATTTTAGCTCTAAATCTTATAGAAGTGCAATGGACTTAATTAAAAAGCTAGACGAAGCGCCTAAACAAACCGAAATTAAGTTTACGCCAAAGCCTATCGAAAAACCTAGCTACGGCGTACTAACGCTCGAAGCGGCTATTAAAATGGTTAAGGACGCAGGCTATAAGGTAAGCCAGCGCGTAGAAACATGGGAGGAAATTTAATGACCCGCGAGCAATACATTAAGCACCCCGCAACGAGCGCAAGCCGTATCAAACGTTTTTATACGGGCGATATAAGCTACGCCCAAACGGCGCTCGATGCGGGCGCGGCGTTTCACTACCAACTATTAGAACAACCTTTCGTTAATATGCCGCCGCCCGTGCAAAACGTTTACACCGCTATAAACGAGCTGCCATTATTAGCGCAGCTGTTTATAAACTCCGAAAAGGAATATATTAAACTCGGTAGTGTTAACGTGGACGGCATCGAGCGTGAGGCTAAAGGCATGTTCGATTTGTGTTGGTTAAGCGAGGGTATTATAGCCGATGTTAAAACAACGAGCGCGGGTACAATACAAGCCTTTGCGCACGATATGATTAAACACCTTAACCACGTACAGGCGGTTTGGTATTCGTTGCTAATGGGCTTCGACCCGGCGCTATTCTTCTACATAGGCATACCGCCAAAGGTGAAACAAACTGGGCGATTTACCGACCTTTATTTATACCGCCACAAGCCCGAAGAAATCGAACACGCGAAACAATTAATTTCTAAATACTTTCAGAGCTTATGAATTACGCAATGTTACAAACGCCTATCGAGCGATTAATAGAGGCGCTAAATCTAAACCCTAATAACCCGCATGTTTCTGAAGCCCTAGAGCGCGAAAAAGGCGATTTTAGGCACGCCTACGAAACAGGATATACCGACGCTGAAACAAGGCTAAACCCGAATTTAAGCGCAAAGCGAATGAGCCTAATTGAATTTAATGAATACTATGGCAAAGACTAACGACGTAAGCGAATTAAACGAGCTAATAGGGCTTAAAGCCGAACACGTTAAACCGTACCTCTATGCGCTAGGGTTTGAATACTTCGAGTGTAACTATAAATATCGCAAAATATTTAACGACTATAAGCGCAACCGCTGTTTAGTAGTGGACTTATTCGAAGATAAAAGCGACCGTATAGAACAGTTTAAATTGATAACTAACCGCCTTTACACTAGATGAAACGAGCGCCACGCGAAAGCGATATATATTACGAGCTATCTAAATTCATGCGCCTTAAATATCCTACGTTAATTTGGCGGTTTGACTTTAGCGCCGGAACTAAAATGAGTATCGGACAGGCGCGGGTACATAAGTCGTTTAACCCGCATCGCGGCTACCCTGACTTATTTATTTGCCGCCCGTCGAACGGTTACGCGGGGCTATTTATCGAGATTAAACAGCAAGGCGTTAAGGTCGCTAAATTAGACGGGTCGCCGTTGGCTAACGAACACCTAGCCGAACAAGCGCAAATAATCGACCAGCTGAAGCGCGAGGGCTATTATGCTACGTTCGCATGCGGGTTAATGGAATGTATTGAAATAATTGAAAAGTATTTGAGATAAACACACAAAAATAAAAGCAAATGAACACAGACTATTTAACGTTTCTTGAGTCAAAGAAACACAGCTCGATTAACTTCGGTATTGAGCCAAATTTTTTACCCGAGCAAATGTTTGACTACCAAAAGCACGTAGCCGAATATGCTATTAAAAAAGGGCGTTGCGCTGTTTTTTTAGATACGGGTTTGGGTAAAACTATTATACAGCTTACAATAGCTACAAACTACGTAAGGCACACTAATAAGCCGGTTTTAATTATTACGCCTTTAGCGGTCGCCTTTCAGTTTATTAAAGAGGCTGAAAAGTTTGGAATAGACGATATAAGCTATTCTAAAGACGGCTCAATTAAAACTAAAATAATAGTATGCAATTATGAGCGTATTGATAAGTTTAATAGCTCTGAATTTGACTGCGTTTTACTCGACGAAAGTAGTATATTAAAAAACTTCGACGGAGCTATTAAAGGGCAAATAACAGCCTTTTTAAAAAAGGTAAAATATAGGTTTTTATTTACGGCTACACCGTCGCCAAATGATTATATAGAACTAGGAACAAGCTCAGAGGCTCTAGGTTATTTAGGCTACATGGATATGCTTACTAAGTTTTTTAAAAATAATGCAAACTCGATAGACGTTCGACACGCTGGCAGTGAGTGGTATTTAAAACCGCACGCCGAAAAGGATTTTTGGCAATGGATAAATAGCTGGAGCATATCGTGTAAAAAGCCATCCGATTTAGGCTATTCGGATAGCTTGCACGTATTACCCGAATTAAACGAAATACAAACCATAATTAGAAACGTAAACCCCCTAGCTATTAATGGACAAATGAGCATGTTTGCGCTACCCGCTACGGGCTTTGCAGAAATAAAAGCCGAGGTAAGGTCGACCATTAAAGAACGTTGCGAAATGGCTTATAATAAAGCTCTAATACACCCTTGTTCGGTTTATTGGGTTAACCTAAACGACGAAGCCGCGCTAATATCTGAGCTAGATAAAACAGCCGTAGAGGTTAAAGGGGCTATGAATATTGATAAAAAAGAGGAAATACTATTAGCTTTTTCAAACGGCGAAATAAAAAAGTTAATTACTAAAACCTCTATAACGGCGTTCGGGCTTAACTGGCAGCACTGCAACCATACTACATATTTTCCAACGTATAGCTACGAACAATACTATCAAGCTATAAGGCGCTTTTGGCGCTTCGGGCAAACTAAACCCGTGAATGTAGATTTAATTTTATCGGACGGCCAAATTAAAATAATGGAGAGCCTAATGGTAAAAAAAGACAAAGCTATTCAGATGTTTGAAAATCTAATTAAGCAAACTAACGAAACATTTGAAATAACTAAAAAGCACTTCGACAAAGAAATAATTTTTCCAAACTTCATAAACTAAACACAATGGTAAAACAACAAAAAGTAACAGAGGACTACGCTATTTATAATAGCGATTGTATGTATGTAATTTCTCAAATGCCTGAGAATAGCATTGATTTTTCGGTGTATTCTCCGCCGTTTGCAGGGCTTTACAATTACAGCTCACACGAAAACGACTTTAGCAACTGCGAAACTAAAGAGCAATTTTTAGAGCAATACGAATTTTTAATTAAAGAAATGGCGCGGGTAACTAAACCCGGTAGAATTAACGCCGTACATGTTACCGACGTACATACAAATACGGGTAGGCTTTGGGATTTTCCCGGCGAAGTAATACGGTTACACGAAAAATACGGTATGCAATACCATAACCGTATAACAATTTGGAAAGAGCCGCTAAAGGTTCGTATGCGTACAATGGTTCAGAGCTTAATGCACAAATTTATAGTCGAAGATGCTACACGCTGTTTTACTGCGATGCCTGACTATGTATTAATATTTAAAAAGTCGGGCGAAACAGATACGCCCGTTCAGCACCCTAACGGCTTAAACGACTTCGAGTATTTTGGCGAAAACCCATTTTTAAAAGCGCACGAAGAAACCTACGGCAATTATTCAGACTTTAGGAAAAAGTGGGCAAAGTTTAGCGGCGACCAACGCGAAAATAAACTATCGCATTTAACATGGCAGCGGTACGCTTCGAGCGTTTGGGACGATGTAAGGATAGATAACGTGTTACAATTTAAAGATAGTCGCGAAGAAGACGACGAAAAGCACGTACACCCCTTGCAATTAGACGTAATTGATAGGCTAGTATATTTATACACTAACCCCGGAGAAACGGTATTGACGCCTTTTATGGGAGTAGGTAGCGAGGTTTATAGCCCTGTATCTATGGGTAGAAAGGCTATCGGTATTGAGCTAAAGGATAGCTATTTTAAACAGGCTATAATTAATTTAAAAGAGGTTAATAGCCGTTTTCAAAAATTTGAACAACCTGAATTATTTTAAAACTATGAAAACAATTTACACCCTATGCGCCGCAGCCGCGCTAACCTTTACGAGCTGCAAAAAATGTTATGAATGCCGCGTAATGAGTAAGACGACAAACCCATACGGTAATAACCAAAGCGAGCCGACCGTTATCGTCGAAAAATGCAATATGACAGCGGGGCAAATTAGGCGCTACGTTGACGAAACAACGACCACTACAACGACGGTTATTAACGGCAAAGAGTACGTTACTAAAACAACCGTTATTTGTAGGTAAATTTTTAGTATCTTTAAGCGTTCAGAGGTCGAAGCCTGAATATAGCTTTAAAAATTTTAAAGCCCTTTGGGGGCTGCGAGGGTGTAGGTAATAGCACGCCCGCTTCGACCGCAGCCGCTAAAGGGCAATTTTTTTTAACATGAATAAACGCGATACCTGCATATTTTACCGCTCCATGTTTGAAGCTATACGAAAGCTGCCAAAGGAAACACAAGCGGAAATTTACGACGCTATATTTAGCTATTCGCTAGATTTTGAAGTTAAGGAATTAAGCGGTATTTCAGAAACAGTATGGCTATTAATCGAGCCTGTATTAACGAAAGGAAACACTAACTATATAAACGGAAGCAAACCCAAAGCGAAGCGAAACGGAAGCGAAAACGAAGCGAACTTGAAGCGAATTAAAAGCGAACCCGAAGCCTATAAAGATAAGGATAAGGATAAGGATAAATATAAGGATAACGCTAACGCGAACTTTAAAAAGTGGGGCGCTAAAGAGTTAATAGAAAGTATGAAGCCGTTTAAGGATATGTTTAACCGCGAAATGCTAAACGCCTTTTATGAATACTGGAGCGAACCAATGCCAAACGGTAAGATACGTTTAACCGCTCAAACAGCTTGGGACACTAAACGCAGGCTAAGCACATGGAATAAACGCGACGCCTCTAAACAACCACAAACCGCGCCAACGCTTACGCGGGCTTCGAGGGGCGTTAAAATGGAATAAAAAAAAGTAAATTATTTTTGTTTAGGTATTGCGTATTCAAAATAAGTTTATACATTTGCAGGGTTAAACATTTAAACACTTACACAATGAATACACAAAATTTAATAATTGAGCAAATCGGAAGCCTTTACGCTGTTGTTTCACCCGCTGCAAAATCTTCAGGACACGGCGAATACTTTAGCGGATACACAAGCCCTATTTTAATGTCAAAATATTACAAAACAGAAAAGGCAGCTCAAAAGAAACTCAATCAAATTCTAAAAATGCAAGGCAATAACTAACTAAATAGGGCGGCTAACAACCGCCCAAATTTTTACCGCATGAAACCGCTTCCGAAAATAGAACAAGCCTTAATTTATATTTCGCTTTTAAACGACGATACATGGCGCGAAATTATACCGCAGCTATCTGAACACCACTTTAAAGACGAACTAGCGTTAAAATGCTTTAAAACGATAAAAAACATAATAGCAGATAACAAGCAGCCCACGCTAATAACATTAGCGCAATTCGGGCGCGTCGAAAAAACATTTACAGGTTCAGACCTTTCAGCTATTACAAGCTGGGGCGACGAATTTTATTTTAACCAGCCCGTAAACGATTATATAGCAATACTAAAGGACGAACATATTAAGCGCCAAATAAGCTCGGTAATGGTCGAAGCCTCTCTAGAGTTTAGCGGTTTACGCGGCGGCGCTCAAACCGCAGCCGAAATAATTAAACGCCTTAACACGCTACTTGAGGACGGCGCTTCAAACGATAATATGCTCGACACCATAACCCTAGCGCACGAAGAACGGCAGGCGTATTACCGCCGCGCTGAACTACACCAAAGCGGAAAAACAAGCGGATTGAATACAGGGTTAAGCGCGTTAAATAGATTTACGGGCGGTTTTCACCCCGAATTAATAATACTAGCGGGTCGCCCTTCGATGGGTAAAACAGCGCTCGCATTATATCACGCCTGCAATTTTAATGAGCCGGGTATATACTTTAACCTTGAAATGAATAAGAGCCAGCTTTGCCAGCGCTTAATACTTCAGCATTCGAGCGAAAGGATAAACAGCGCACGCCTACGCGACGGCAATTTAACGCAGCCCGAATTACACGCATTCGAAACTACGATAGGAACGGTCGAAAATTTGCCCTTTCTTATTTACGATAAGCCGCGCTGCGGCGTACATGAAGCTATACGTGTTATGCGCCGCGAAGCCCGCAAGGGTAATTGTAAATGGGTTATTATCGACTATTTGCAGTTAATGACAATAGAGGGCTTCAGAGGCGGCAACCGCGAGGCTGAAGTAGCCGAAATAAGCCGAACGTTAAAAGCCGCGCAAAAGGAGCTTAATATACCTGTTATAGCCCTTGCGCAGCTATCTCGGCAAGTAGAGCAGCGAGCGGATAAACGCCCGATACTTTCGGACTTACGCGAAAGCGGCTCGATAGAACAGGACGCCGACACGGTTATATTTATTTACCGCCCCGAATACTACGCGCTAAACGACGAACTCGGAAACCCGTATAGCTCCGACGTTTTTTACCTATTCGAGAAACACCGTCAAGGCTCGACGGGTGAAGTACGCTTTAAGCATAATAGCACGATAACCAGCTTTAGCGATATTGCAACGAGCGGCGGCAGCACCTTTGCGCCTATGCCTATAAATACTACCTTTGACGAAGAACTAACGCCCTTTTAAAATGGAAGTAAAAACGTTTATAATGATGGCTTTTATAATAATTGTTACCGCCCTTGCATGGGCTTACATAATTGATAAGCACCATAATGACAAAGGCGGCGCGTAACATGGAAAAAGAATATTTTGAAACAACAAGCACGATTATAGACGGCGATGTAAAAAGGTTTATAGGTAGGGTGCATTATGAGGCTATGTGTAATTTAGACGACGGGCTTACTATTGATTATTGCAAAAAGTTAGAAAGAATGATAAAAAACCATATTGAACTCGAGCAATACGAAATAGCAGAAGGTTTAAAAATGTGTATTGAAACACTAAGCCAATGACAACCGAGCAACGTATAATTGAATACATGACAAATTACGAGCCGCAGCCCGTAGCGATTAAAGACGGCGAAAAAACCTATTTTAACGCCCTTACAACGCATAAAAGTTATTCGATATACCTAACTAGCGCCAAACGAAATACAAGCGTTTATAGAACGTATTTACGCCTTTGTTTCGACTGGCTTAAAACGCTTAAAAAAAACGGCGTTGAATTGTGTTACATAATCAAAAATTAACTATATTTGCAGCGATGCAACCGAAGAAAAAGGATAACCGAGGCGGCGCACGCAAGGGCGCGGGAGCTAAACCGCTATACAACGAGCCTACGGTTAATATAACCTTTCGCGTACCCGTTTCTCACCGCGCTACGATACGGCGCATGGTTTACGACTATATGGACGGCGTTAAGATAGCGAAAGTAAAACACGACCCTGAGTATGGATGCTAAACTATTAACGATACCCTGCGCAATAGAAGCCGTTTCAACGCGCCGCGATAAAACCATTAAAATAACCATAGGCACGCAGGAGCTAACACCCGAACAAACGAGCGCCTTATTTAATCAATGGATGGGTGGCGTTGGCGTTATGGCGTTTAAGGGCGAACAATTCAATTATAACGACGAAGCGCTAATAAATAACATGAAGCTAGACGCCGCCGAGCTTGGAAGCAAAACACCGAGCCAGCGCCTACGCTCCGTACTTTACGTGCTATTCACCCACGCCCCCGAGGGGCACAAGGAGTTTAGCACATTTTACGAAGCAACGATTGAGCGCTTTATAGATATGGCAAAGAAACGTATAGACACTTATAGCCTATGATTATCGACGAACAAGTAAAAGCAACGCATAAACGCACCCGCACGGGATTTATGCTAAACGTTAGAGCCGAACACGTAGGCGCTCAACCTATCTATGTAGGCTACGTGCACGACGCTGGCAGTCATTTTGAATACCCAATAGCGCTTTGGCATGAAGACCTAAAGAAATACGATAACCCCGAACTTAAAAAGCTGTTACCCGAAAACGTGCGCTATTGCTTAGGCGCTATTCAAACCAACGAAGACCGCCAAGGCAACGAGGTTAAGTTAGTACGCGTATTTATAACGGGTAAAACAAAGGGCTTAACCGAGCTTGCAATATACCCCGAAGACCTTAAAACACTAAAGCGCGACGGTCAACACTATTGCGCCGCTATAAACGAATTGCAATTTATTGATTAACTTTGTAAGTATGCCACTATTCCAAGGCGATAGCCAAACCGTTATAAGCATGAATATCCGTAAGCTAATTGACGAGGGGTACACCCCGCAACAAGCCGCCGCGATAGCATACGCTGAAGCCGAAAAGTACAAGCAAAAGCATAATAAGAAATGAGAATATCGTTCGATATAGACGGGGTATTAGACACCGAGCGCGGTATGGAGTTAGCCCGTAGGCTAATTAACCGAGGCGAGGTCGTGTTTATAATAGCCGCCCGTAATGAACGCTTTAGTCGCGAAGTATATAAAATAGCTGAAGCGCTAAACATACCACGTTTGCTCGTTTACTTTACCAACGGCGCGGATAAATGGAAAACAATTAAAGCCGTGAATATCGAACGCCACTACGATAACAACCGCGAGCAAATAGAAAAGATAAATCTAAACACCAAAGCCGAGGGCGTTTTATTTGAGTTATGAAAAAGAAATTAGGTAGACCTACCGACTATAAACCCGAATACGACGAACGCGCCTTTAACCTTGCGTTATTAGGGCTTAACGACGTGCAAATGGCGGCGGCGTTTGATATATGCGAGGCAACGTTTAATAATTGGAAAAAAGACCAGCCCACATTTTTAGAGTCATTAACGCGCGGAAAAGAAGACGCCGACGCTAAAGTAGCGCGGTCGATGTATGAGCGTGCGTTAGGCGTTACGATTGTAGAAGAAGCGGTAACAAAGGACGGCGATATAGTAAAGCTACGTAAACAGCTACCATCCGACACCGCAGCGGCTAAACATTGGTTAGCTAATAGGCAACGCGGGCGCTGGAGTAATAACGGCGAAAGTACGATAACTACAACCGAGCCGCTCGTTATTATTCGCACCGAACCGAGCCAACCGAATGAATGAGCTACCGATTAACCGAACGGCAAACGATAGCCTACGATTTAGCATTAAGCGGCGAAAAGCGCGTAATAGTATTCGGGGGCGCAATTCGCGGCGGTAAAACGTATTGGTTACTATTAACACTAACCTCGCTATGTTTAGCGTACCCGCGTAGCCGTTGGGCGATTATTCGAAAGAGCCTACCCGATTTAAAGCGTACCACGTTTCCGAGTTTCACTTCTATAATGGTCGACGGCGTTTCGAATTACGTTCGGAGTTGGAATAGGGACACGCAGGTAGTAACGTTTATAAACGGTAGCGAATTAATTTTTATGGCAGAAAGCTACGACGAAGATAAAGACCTAAACCGCTTCAGGGGCTTAGAGATTAACGGCGCTGGCTTAGACGAAGTAAACGAGCTGCAAGAACCAACGTTTTACAAAGTTCAGGAGCGTATCGGGAGTTGGAACAAGGCGCAAGGTAAGCCGCCTATACTTTGCCTAGCTACGTGCAACCCCGCGCAAAATTGGGTTAAGACCGTTATTTATAAACGTTATATCGAAAACACGCTACCCGAACGCTGGGCTTTTATACCTAGCAAAATAACCGATAACCCCCACATACCCGCCGAATACTTAGAAGCGCTAAAGGAGTTACCGCCTATTCAATACGCCCGTTTCGTCGAGGGCGACTGGGATGTAATGGATGAAGTATTAAACCCGTTCCTGTATGAGTGGTTAGACGAAAAGCATATAGACGATAACGCAACGCTAAACCCGAATATACCTGTTTACGTTAGTGTGGACTTTAATATTAACCCGCTTTGCGCTTTGGTTATTCAGCAAACCAGCGGCGGCGCTAACGTAGTGGACGAAATACGAATTGACAAAGGAAGTATAGAGGCGTTTTGCGATGCGGTACGGGCTTTAAATATTCCAATAGGCTTACTACGCATAACGGGCGACGCTATGGGGCGCGGCGGTACGGTTCAGCAGCGCGATAACTCGAGCGCCTATACTATGATTAAGCGCTTATTACACATGAACGACAGCCAGTTTATAATACCCGCTAACCCGAAGCATGAGAATAGCCGCGTCGATTGTAATTCGGCTTTACGCCGTTTGGATATTCGCGTAAACAGTAAACGTTGTAAAGGCTTTGTATTCGATGCTAAGCAAGTACAATGCGACGCCAACGGTTCGATTATTAAATTGAATAGGCGAAAGTTAACCGAGCGCGCCGATTATTTAGATTGTTTTCGTTACTTTGTAAACGCAATATTAAAACGATACCTATGAGCGTATGCACCCCTTGTTACGATGCCGGCATTATAATAGACGCTTGTTTAAGCTCTTTAGCGTTCGGGTACGTTACACCCGAAACGGGCTATATAGTGGACGTTAAGCATAACGCTACGGGCAAAATACAAACGTTCGAAGCTATAAGCGACGAAGCGGGGCTAATATCAATTAGCGGGTTAAAGGTTGACCCGTTGCAGGGCTATACGATTAGCTTACGCGATTGTACGAATTTCACTATTTGCGAAACTGAGTACACATGTATTAGCTTTGCCGTTGCGAACACTAACTACGAACCCGAGGGCGTTACTAATCTTTTAGACTGTACCGAATGTTAACACGTATTAAACACATTTTTTTAGGCTGGTATTTAATGCTTAAAGACGATAAGGCAACGCGTAATATGTCGCAAGTGCGGCGTATGGTTTGCGAGGTTTGCCCGAAGCGTAATAAGTTTTTAGACCAGTGTAACGAGTGCGGTTGTTTCTTACCCGCTAAGACCCGCGTAAAAGATGCTGAATGCCCCTTACAGCTTTGGTAAGCGCCCTATGTTTATTAAGCTCAAAGCGATGTTAGTTGAAAGCCTAGATACTGAGGACGAAAAACTAGCGGAGGCGACGCGGCGCGAAATAGGATATACCGACCTATTGATAAACATAAACCATATTAATTACGCTTTTCGCTCGACCCCCAAAGAAACGGTATTATACCTGAACGACGATACAACTATAGTAACCTATGAAACGATTGCACAAATACACGAAAAGATTAATAGAGCCTTTGCGCTCCCTCTTTTATCGTAAACCTAAAACAACCTATAACCTAGTCGAAGTATTTAAACACGAACGGCATACTTATTACCGTTTTCCGAAAGAAGTTAATATGCCACTAGAGCGCTTTGCTATGAGCATGAGCCTACTCGAGCGTTTAAGCAGCGGGTTAAGCGGTTCGGAGATGGAAAAGATACTAGGCGAAATGGAAAAGGCTTTAGCGGCTGGGCTATCAAACCCGAAGACCGCCGCGTTAATGGGCGCTTATATCCACGTAATACGCGAACGCCAAAACACCGTTATACACCGCGACCTGTTATTAAACATAGCCGCGACTTGGATTATACGCGGCGACGAAAACCCCGCAGAAATAAACCCCGATATACACCAACAAAAGTTAACCCTATTCGAAGAGCTGAGTAAAGGGGGCGCTCACGATTTTTTTTACCGCTTGGGTATCGAGCCGCTGATGCCCTTATTCAGTATTTCACCGGAAGAATTACAGCAGCTTTGGGAATACAACACAGTTCAAATACGCAAGCTAACCGACTTATTACGCCAGCTGAGCTCTCACCGCAAAGCCGGGCAACGCGAACAAGCCAGCAGTTCAGAGAACAAGTAATGAACCTAGCGGGCGGTTCTATATCCGAGTTTAATGAATTAATGAGTTCAGATGTTTCGACTTATTTGCTTAAATTTGAGCAGCATTTAAAGGCTCAAAACAATGGCGGCAAAAGTTCAAATTACATACGAAGCTGAGGCGGATAGCCTAAAGGCTACCATTAACGAAGTAAACAAAGCTAACGATGCTTTAGAAAAGTCGGCAACTGATACGGCTAAAACGGTAACAGACGAATTAAAAAAGGTAGGAAGTGCGGCTGCGGCTGCGTTTGGCGGTCAACAAGTTAAAAACGCTTTAGCGCAATTAAATAAAGAGTCGGTAGACCTTGTTGCTAGTCTAAAGAAATTACAGGACGAACAAATAAAACTAATTAATGCAGGCGATAGGGTTAGCGATACGTACAAAGAAAACGCCGCAGCTCAGGAAGCATTAAAAAAGAAAATAGCCGAAGTTAATAAACTTCAAAAGGATTTAAATAATACATACGGCAAAACCGAAGAAAAGCAAAAAACGCTAACGGGTCAGTTACGCGCATTAAAGAATGAATTAACTCGGCTCGAGGTCGAGGGCAAAGCGGGTACTAAACAGTTTAGGGATTTAACCCTAGCAGCCGCGCAGCTCGAAGACCAAATAGGCGACACACGGGCGCGGGTTGCTAACCTAGCGAGCGATACGTTTAAATTCGATGCAGCGGTTCAGGCTACGCAAGGACTAGCGGCGGGCTTTGAAATAGCGCAAGGCGCGGCGGCTTTGTTCGGAAGCGAAAGCGAAGACTTAAATAAGGTAATAGCTAAAACGACCGCCGTAATGGCTATTGCTAACGGCGTGCAACAAGTCGCGGCTTTATTGCTAGATGAAAGCGCTTTAAAGACACTTTTAATTACTAGGGCGCAAGCGGCTTATTCGGTAGTCGTTGGCACTTCGACGGGCGCGTTAAAAGCCTTTAGAATAGCTTTAGCGGCTACGGGCGTCGGTTTGTTGGTCGTTGCTATTGGTGCGCTTATAGCGAACTTTGATAAACTAAAGGCGGCGATATTCGGAACTAGCACAACGACCGATGCTTTAAAATCTACGTTAGAAAGTGTTAGGACTGGTTTGGCAAGCACAATAGAAGAAACCACAAAAGTAGGCGCAGCGTTCGAATTAGCGCGGGCGGGCGTAATATCTAAAGAGGAAGCGTTATTAACCTATAACGAAACGCTAGGCGACGCCTTTGGGCGAACTGAAGACTTAGTAACAGCCGAAGCAATATACGCATCTAAAACGCAAGCCTATTTAAAAGCGACAGCATTGCGTACACAAGCGCAAGCATTATTTGCACAATCCGCAGTATTAGCAGCCGAAGCGGCTACGGCTTCAGCGGAAGACCAACGCGATATAGTTGACAAATCAATAGCTTTTTACAATAGAGCCGTTGGTGCTATTGGCGACGTGGCGACTTTAGGTTTATTAGACTTTACAGAAGCGGCGCAAGAAATAAATAATAAACAAGCACAATTAGCAAATGAGCGGGTTAAAAACGAAAAAAATGCGCAAGCTGAAATAATTACAAATTTAGGTATATCAAAACTTAAAGAGGCTGAAATACTAGAAAACGAGGCGGGTATAGCCTCCGAAACCGAACAAAAGATTAACGCCCAACAAGCCGAACGTACTAAAGCCGCTAACGACAAGGCAGCCGAAGCCGCAAAGAAAGCCGCCGAAGACCGAGCTGCAGCCGCAAAGAAAGCCGCCGAAGACCAAGCCGCAGCGCGTAAGAAACTAGAAGAACTCGAATTACAGGCTTTTGAAGCTACGTTAACCGAGCGCCAAAAAATATCTAACGAAGCTAATAAACAGGTAATATTACTTGAAGAAACATTTAGGAACGCTAAATTTAAAGCTGGCAGCGCCGCAGAAATAAAAGCTCTAAAGGAACTAGAAGCGGCTAAAGACGATATTATTAAAAACAGAAATAAAGCGCTTGCAGACCTTGACAAACAGGAGCTCGAAAAAAGTTTACAGCGCCAATTAGAAGCCGTTAAGGTAAGTGCAAGCGCTACGCTTCAGGAACAAAAGCTATCTCTAGAAACTCAGTTAGCGCTAGAGCTGGACGCAGCCGAAAAGTTAGGTAAGGACAAAGTAGAAATAAACAAGCGCTACGCCGAACAAATCGACGCTATAAATAAACAGATAGCCGAAGCCGAAGTAAATACGCAAATAAACACCTTACAGCGCTTAGAAATAGAGCAAGGGAGTAGTTTAGACCGCCGAATACAATTAATCGAAATAGAAGCCGCTAAACGCAAAAAAGAGGCTACCGATAATATCAAAGACGAAAATGAACGCGCCTCGGCTATTCAGTTAATCGAAGCCCAAACGCAAGCGGCTATACGCGAAGAACGTAAAAAGACAACACAAGAAACAATAGACGAGGCTTTAGAAATAGCGCAAGCGATAGGTAACGCGTTTGGTTCGTTAGCGGATGCGTTAAAGAAACAAGGCGACGCACGTATAGAGTTTGTTCAGCAAGCCGCAGCGGATGAACTAGAGGCTATAAATAATTCAGCTAAAACCGAACGCGAAAAGCAAAGGCAACGCGAAGCCCTAGAGTTACGAACCAGCCGTAAGATAGCCGAAGAAAAAACAAAGCAAGCGCGGCTCGATAAACAGCTTGCATTATTTAACGCTATTATAAATACCGCAGCGGCTATTATGAAAGCGGGCGGACCATTTACGCCAATAGGTGCGTTAACGGCTATCGCAGGGGCGGCGCAAATTGCAACCATAGCGGCGCAGCCTATACCAAAATTTGCAAAGGGCGGTTTAATAGGCGGGCGTTTACATAGCGCAGGCGGTACACTAATAGAAGCTGAACGCGACGAATATATAATTAACCGCCGCCAATCGGTTAAGCATCGCCGCGAGCTAGATGCTATTAATACCTCGAGCGCTGCGTTTAAAAAGCTAATCGAAGAACGGTACGTGCGCCCTGCATTATTAGCTTACGCAGGCGGGCGCAAAAACGACGCGGTAATAGTTAACGCCTCTTTGAACTCAAAGAGCATGGAGCGCGAAATAAAAGGGCTTAGAAAGGATATGCGCAAGCAAAGTACAACGGTTAATATTAACGCATACGATACCCGGTACAAATGGCAATAGAATTAAAGTTTTTAATCGACGGCTTAGACCGTGGGCAACCGTTAAACCCTGAGGACTTTAGTATAAATATTAACGAGGACGATGGTATAGGGGCGCGGGTTGTATCGTTTGAAAACGAGCTAACCTTTGGCGGCGACGTTTACGATTATCTTTACACTAAATTAGAAGTAGGCGGCTATTGTGAATTGGTGCGCGTAACGGTGCAATATATTTGCGCTTCGGGTACGTGGGTTAAATTAGTTGACGGCTATATAATAGCTACTGAGTGTACTTTTATTTTAGACCGCTGCCAAGTTAAAACGAAGCTATACGACGAAACATTTAGCACCAAAATAAACAATAATAAAAGCATACCGTTTTCGCTCCAACTCACGCAAACCAAAAACGGGCAACCGATAACGCCGCCCCCTATTTATAGCCTAGTATTATTCACGCCGTCAACTGGTGCAATAATAAGCCCTAACGCATACGGCTACGCGTTATATGATGTATTTAGGCATTTAGTGAATTGCATGAGCGATAACCTAGTAGACTTCGATAGTAATTACTTTGCTTATAATAACACCTCTGATAACATACCCGCATATACACAAGGGCTAACAATTAGAACCGCCGTACCTTTAGAAATGACGGCTAACTTTGAAGAACTATACAACGCCATGCGCACTAAATTAAATTTAGGTATAGGTTTCGAGAAACAAGCCAACGGGCGACCGTTATTAAGAATAGAGCCTATTAGCTATTTTCAACAAACTAGCGCGAGCGTTAACCTATTCGACCAACCAGAAATAGAAATGAAGTTCGATACTAGCAGGCTTTACGCTTCAATCGAATTTGGCAATTCTCCATACTTTGAACAAGCCGAATGCGATAGCGGTAATACGGGCTGCACGTTCGTACAAACGCCGTTTAGGGGCTTTAGGGAAGAAACGTTTGGCTTCGTTGGTGAATGTAACAGCCCTAACGTTTTAAGCGTTGCAACAGAAAATATAATATTCGATACAAATGTAATTGAGGACGTAATAGTTTTTGATAACCCTAGCTTCGACCAATCGAATTTTGTTATACAATGCGAAGCACCAACAATAGGGGCGTTTAGGTTAATCGCCAAAACTTACGACCCTTATTCGCTAGGGCAAACGGTTTATAACGGTAATTATAGAAATATAAGCGTTTCGGCTAATTGGCTTAATGGTTACCCTAACTCGTTATTCTCGTTTTTAACGCAGCCGTTTAACCCAGCTCAAACGGTATTAGATGCGCGTATAAATAACGATGCGCAAACGTGGGCGGTCGATGTTAACACCCCTAGTTTATACTCTGATTTTGTAGGCGACTATATTCAATTTAACGACCAATATAACGACCCTAACAACCTATTCGACGGTATTAAATACACTTGCCCGTTTACAGGAATATACACTATAAGCACCGAGTTAATTTATGGCTTTTTAGAACCAAACGAAGCAGGCAATAGAAACCGACAAAGCCGCGCCCGTATTGTTAGGTTTGACGCTAACGATAACGAAATAGAAGATTATTACGGCACGCTATTTACCGACACGGGCGCGGGCGATGTTATTATACCCGCTTCGACTTCATTTCTTTGCAACCAAGGCGACTTAATTCGTATTGATGCTGAAGTAAATTATACTATACCAATTTTATATAATTCATTAACTGAGCGATTATTAGATAACATAGTTCTATCGGGGGTTACGCGCTATTCTTTTGTTTCTATTGACGGCGTACCGTTAAACCCCGATAACCCAGATGAGGAACTTAACCCCGTAGATATTAACGACGTTCAAAACTACCTATATAAGTTTAGCCGCCCGCTTACAATGGCAGAAATAAACGCTATAACAAGCGAAACGTCGAAGCCTATTTTATTAGGTAGGCGCGACGATAGTTTAGCGGTTATACCTACCTACATTAAAACCATTAATATACAATCTGTAATGCGCAAGGGCGCAGAATTTGAATTACGCTCTAATAAACTACTTCCATGAGTTACAACTCGATACCGAACCAACCTATACTATTTAACACCGTACTACCTGAAAACTGCGTAGGCTGCGAGGGTAACTATTCGCAGCTAGTGGATTTTAACGACCAGCTCTTTTGGCAATTAGAAACCGAGCCGTGCGGCGCTTTAGAATTAAAGTTAAGCGCGTTAAGTAATTGGACGCAGAGCGGAAGCGAAATAACCGCAACGGGTAACGCGGGCTACTTATTACAGCAATATTGGCGCTTTGATGTTATTACGGTTGTTAAGGTTGTTATAAGCGTTACTAATTATAATTCGGGTACGCTAGTAGTTAGTTTAGCAGGCGGCTCGTTTGAATACCTTACAACGGTCGGCACGCATACGCTGTATTTGAATATAAGCAATTTAACAAGCCCCTATTTAACGCTCGATATTTACGGGCTTGCGGGTAACTTATTTAACGGTACGTTTATAGTTGATAGCGTTGAGCCTATACCAACGGGGGCATTATTTACGGGTATTGTAGATGCGCAAACGTTAACCGTCGTTCAGGTACTCGACCCCGTGCTAACGGTTAAAGACCAATATTTAACGGCGGCTATTGACCTTGCAAATTATGAGCTAACGGCGGGCTGTTACCGTTTGGCTATTGCAGATTATTGTACCAACACATGCGGGCAATACTTTATTTATAACCCTTTCTTCAGCGGCGACCCGCTTTGTATAGGCTGCGAGCCTATTGGCTGGAGCAATAATATTATTTCGGGCGGGGCGAACTGGGACGCGGGTAACGGTAGCGCAAGCATTACAATGAATACGGGCGATGTAACGCAGCTAGTAAGCGTTACCGAGCTTTGCGAAGACGTCGAATATAGCGTAACTATTAAGGTAGATACGTTAACAAATGCGCGGCTACGTTTTCAGGTTAACGATGTAACGTACGAAACAATAAGCACAACGGGTACTTTCACCTTTGACGTAACGCCAAATAGCAGCGGCGCAATAGCATTACAAGCCTCGCAAATAAGCGGAACACCTAGCGAAATAGAAGTAAGCTATGTAACGGTACGCGCTTATAAAGAACACGCGATATACGATAAATACAGCGAGGTTATAAGCATAGGCGATTATAGCGACGATTGCCGTTTCTTTAAGCTCGAGGGCTGTAATGCTGAAAACCAATTTAACCTAGCCTTTAGCGGCACTTCGTTTTTACCGGGTATTCGTTTAGAGGGTAGGCAATTTCGGGCGCAATATAACAGCGACGTCGATTTATTTAGATACGCGAGCGGTCGCGCCGTTACTAGTTATGCGGATATACGTAAACGGTGGAGCTTTTATTTTGGGCGTTTGCCTGAATACGTTTTCGATTTTCTTTCTATTATAACGTACTTCGATAACCTTTACGTTAACGGCGAACTATACGCGCCCGCCGAAGATAGCTTCCCCGAAATAGAATATAACGACGCCGATAACTTAGGCGCTATTACAATAGACCTATTTAAGAAAAACGTTAAAGTACGTAAGACGGTATGTAGCGCCGCCGATGCGAATTGCCTACCGTCGATACTCGATTTAGGCGGCGAACCGTTTTTATTAACGCAAGCTGAAGACCGTATTTTAACGCAAGATAACGTTAATCTATATCAGGAATAAATTTTATATCTTTGTAAAACACTAAAGCGCCGTAGGAATAAACGAGGCATCCTATTTAACAGCCGCGTATAAATTCTAAATACTTTAATTCTATGGCATGCGTAAGCTATTGCGATAGTTCGTTACTAGACCATAATTTGGTTAATTGCAACGATTATAAGTTAGGCGGCGTTTCAGCTATTTTAGTGGGCGCTTGCGGTACTGCGTTGGTTGACCCCTCAGACGAAACAGAAGTTAATGCTTTGATTAGCGCCGGAACGGCTAAGTTAATTGAAGACATTCGCTTCGCTTTGCCTGCGGGCTCACCCGTAACGGTTGACAGCCCTATTGGCTGCGGCGTTCCTATTCGTATTAACGAAGACCGTACAGCAACCCTCTACGACGCGAACGTAACCGACGAAAATAATACCTTTTGGAACGATGTAAATAACCGCCGTATTGCGTGGATACTCGCTTATATGTGTGATAGCGGTAAGGTTATTTATATTAACCCTCCCGTTGGTATTAGTACTTCGGCTAACTTTATTTTGCCCGAGCAAAACAACGAACTACAACGTTATGAGGTAACGTTTTCTTGGCGTGATAAAAACATTCCAAGTCAATACGATGCACCTCCGGGAGTATTCTAATGGATAACCTACCAACAAATCAGAGTAACCAGCACGCGCCTACGGGGGTCGTGTTGGTTGCTTTTGGTAAGCCGCAGTACTATTGGGCGGCTTATAACCTAGCTTATTCTATTAAGCGATTTAACGCAGCTATTAACGTTGCTTTGATTTGCGATACCAAAGAAAGAGCGTGCTATTATTGTACCGACTTATTAGGCTATATAGATAGCTTTGTTGAATTACCCGAGGCGCATATTTACACTAATAAAAAGATAGACCCCGGCAAAGCTAAAGTATTGTTATACGATTATTTGCCTTACGATAACAATCTATACTTAGACGTAGACGCGGTATGCCTAAAGGATTTACAGCCGTTAATTGATAGCTGCATAAATTCGGGCGCACCGTTTTTAACGCGTGTAGTGGGCGAACATAACATTAAGCAGGGACGCGATTTTAAGGCTATGCAATGGGCGTGGGCGGATGAACTATGGCAGCACTTCGGGCTAAATAAAAGCGACGTTATTTACGCTATAAACAGCTCTATTCAATTCATTAAAAAGAGTGAAACAGCTGAAGCGATTTACCGCACCGCTGCGGATTTATATTTAAACAACCCTATGCCAATTTATAAGCTACGAATGAAGTGGGGCGGCGGTCAACCCGACGAACTATATTTTAATGTAGCGTTTGGCAAAACAGGCTATAAGCCTAAAGACGTGAACGCGATATGTTTTCAAATGGGTAAAGAATTTACCTATAAGCAAATCGAAGAACTATTTTACCTAATGAGCTATTACGGTGGCAAGGGCTTTACACCTAGCTTTTACATAGACTGGCTCGATAGGAAATTAAAACAATGGATGGAAGCCGACGGCAAACAGCATAAATATTTTATACACCGAATAACAGATAACAAACATGCAGACCCCAAGCGCTAAAAAGGAAAAACCCAAAAAGGCTACTAAGTCAAAAGCTACAAAAGAAAAAAAGGAATACGTTTACGCCCTCGAGCCACTACCCGAAAAAATGGCGAATAACGCGCCGTGGGAAAGCGAACACGAAGTAGGCATGTTACTAGGTGCGTTTATAAAAACAAGCGGCTTAACGCGTGTATTAGACCTCGGAACGTACACGGGTAAAACTACCGACGCCATGCTTCAGGCGCTACCCGAAAACGGTAGTATTATAACGGTGGATTTAGGCGACCATAGAACCGAAACGTTTAAAGAAATTTGCAGCTTCGATACGCGCATTAAGTATATTATGGGCGATAGTATTCAAACATGCAAAAGCCTATACGGTCAAAAGTTCGATTTAATATTCGTCGATACGGTGCACGAATGGAGCTACGCGCTACCCGAATTTAAGGCTATTGAATTGCTAATTAACAAGGGCGGCGTTTTGGCGTATCACGATAGTATTAAATTCGAGGGTATCGAGCGCTTAATGAATTACGCTAAAGTTTTTGGATATAACGCCATAACTATTGATACACCCGCCGGAAACGGCTTAACCCTTTTACAGAAATGAAAACGAACTATTGCAGAACCCGCTCTTGCGGCTCAAACATTATAGACAAACCAACCGTTAAAAGTATTGCGTAATGGCACTAACACAGGACGAAGTTAGCCGCGTTGTTAACCGCTTTGCCGCCATGTATAAAGGATGGGAGAGCGCCGCAGCAAAGCACCCTATAAACCCGATAACGAAGCAGCGCACGGGCGTAAGTCAATACCCCGAATATTGGGACGGCTATAACTACAGCGCTAAAATGTACGATAGCATTTTACCACACGCCCGACCCGACGTTTACCCTGAACACCTGTTAAGCGTTCGCGCCCCAAACCAAACAGAGGCGCAGGCGCAATACATTAAGGCGAATTATAAGCCTACGACGCTAAGCGTATTCGAGGACTTTAAGGCTACTATAAGCCGGGCGTTTGCCGACCAGAACTGGAGCATTCGGTACAACCCCGAAACCGAGCCAATTTTCGGTAACGATACTTTTCAAAGCTACGTTAATACTGAAATAGAAAAGTTTACAAGCGTCGAGGCGTTTGTTAAATCCATGCTGCCAACGTTAAAGCTAATCGACGCCAACGGTATTATAGCGATTGAACCCGAAGAAATTGAAACAACCGAAAACGAAATAGGCGAAGAAATAATAAGCAACGAGCTATTAAAGCCCTACCCGCATTATTATTCATGTAAGTCTATCGTAGGGCAAAAGTTCGGCGAATACTATTTAGTTATTAGCGACGATAAAAGCCGCGTTCGTGTAGGTTCTAAAGACGAAATGAGCGGGCTAATATTAGAGCTTTACGATAACGAGAATATATGGAAAATAGCGCAATATGGTAAGCGCTCCGAAATGCAATTCAGCGAGCCTGTATTATACTTTAATCACGGCTTAGGCTACGTACCATGTGAAAAGCTAAAGGGTACGCCGCAAATGATTAATAGCGAAATAGCTTTTCAGTCGCCGTTTATTACCGCCGTGCCTTTACTCGACCAAGTTGTATTAGACGAAAGTTACCTACAAATTAGCAAGGCAACTAGCTCGTTCCCGTACATGGTAGCGCTAGGTGAAATATGCGACTTTACCGACCGCGAGGGTAACAAGTGTCAGGACGGTCAAATATTCGACCCCGTTAATGGCGGCTTTAGAACGTGCGGTTCGTGTTCAGGTAGCGGCGTTCGTTCGCGCTTCAGCCCGACGGGCGTTATGCTTATTAAACCTAAGACCTCGTTAAGCGACGGCGATACGTTAAGCGGCGAATACCTTAAATTTGTTTCGCCGCCTTTAGATACGCTAAACTTTTTACGCAGCGAAATAGATACGCAACTAAAAAAGAGCCGCCAAATATTGCACCTACCTAGCTCGGACGAAAGCGGTACGGTAGGCGAAGCCTCAACCGCTACGGGTTCGCTAAATAAAATGCGTGCGCTATATGCCTTTATTAAACCTATATCCGACCAGCTATTCGGCTTATATGAGTTTATGTTAATTACAATCGGGCGCATGCGTTACGGCGAATATTTCGGGGGCGTTAATCTTATCTACCCTACCACGTTTGATATTAGCACCCCTAGCGATTACCTAGCTATTATAGCCGAGGGTATAAAGGCGGGCGTACCGCCTGCGGTAACGTATAGCAACGTTTATAATTACATTAAGGCTATTCACTTTACAGACGAAGAAACGAGCGCTATTTACGATTTAATTGTAAATGCAGATGAACTATTGTTAATGAGTAGCGCCGATATATTCGCCCGCTTAAATAACGGCACGGTGGAAAAATGGCAAGACGTTTTACACCACAGCGCCCCTCAGTTAATAATGGAGCTTATACGTGGTTATTTGCCAACCGAAGAAGCGCCGCGTTTTGTCGATTTACCAATGGGCGAACAAGTGGCGCAGCTGCGGGCGTTATCCGCTAGTAAGGTAGCCGAACAATTAGACCCTATTCAACAAGTTCAACGGGAGTTATTAAATGGCATCGCTTGACGAACTAGTTAAAAAGAAACTAGCGCTTTACGAGAGTATTCCCGAAAAGCTAGCAACGCAAGCCGAACGGGCGCAACGTGCAAGCTGGGAAAAGGTACTCCCGTTAATCGAAGAAATGGATACCGACGCCAACGGTAACATAACGCAAACCGAAGATAACATAAGGCGCATAGGTATAATAGCCGAAGAACTAAATAAGAGTTTAGCGGGCGGCGAATACCGCGACGCCGTTCAGGATTTTTTAGGCTCAATAGACGATAGCGTTAATTTAACGAATGAAATAGCGCAAGAATTTGAAAGGGGCTTTGAGCCTACCAACGCCCAAAGGCAATTAGTACAAATATCAAAACAAAACGCTATAACCTCTTTTTTCGGTAGCGGCTTACGCGACCGCGTTACGCAGCCTTTTATAGAACAACTAACCGCTAACATAGCCGCACGCGCCCCGCTGCGCGAGGCTGTTAAGGCGTTAAAAATGCAGGTCGTAGGTGATGCGAATTTAGACGGCAAATTATTAAGCAACGTTAAGAGCGTGGCATATACAGCGCAAGCGGTCGCCGACCGTAGTTATTCAGCTGCGGTTAACGAGGACTTAGGTATACAATGGTTTAGGTATGCGGGAGGCGATATACCCACAACGCGCCCGTTTTGCGACCATAGAAAGGGGCAAATATTCCATAAGAAAGAAATAGAGGCTTGGGGTCGCGGCGATAATAGCGCGGGTATAAACGATATACGCGAGGGTACATGGGCGGGTAGAATAGACGGCACGGACGAAAAAACTATATTTACTTTTGTAGGCGGCTGGAATTGCAGGCATAACCTCGTTCCTGTTACCGAGCGGCGTGTACCCGACGAAGTAAAAGCAAGGGCAAGGGCAGAGGGGTATATTGATTAAACAAAAAAGCCGCTTGTTAGGCGGCTATCTTTTATTTAATTTTTTTGGCTAATTGCTTACCAAAGCTATTTAATTCTTTGTAATTCCAGCCGCATTCTTTTATTTCTTTTTCTTCAGCTTCTATATTAAATAATTCGTTAAACTCTAAGCTGTTTAAAATTTCTTCTAAGGTTTCAATTTTTTGTGTTTCAGTTTTCATCGTGTAAATGTTTAAATGTTTGATGCAGCTAAATTACAACTATTATTTGAATACGCAACACGAAAACAAAAATAAATACAAAAAAAATTATAATCGACTGAAAACGTAGCCAATAAATTTAATTTGCTTTTGAAACCGTAATACACTAATTTAGCGCTATGTTTTACGTTATGCCGAACGGCGATATTAAACACGCTACGGGAATACTAGCGGCGTTATTAGTTAAGCGCGGCGGGCGACCTTTGGAATTAAAACCTATAAATTTAATATATGCCATTGAACGAAAAGGAAGCGCTGGAGCTTCTACAATTTCTAAACCTAAACGAAGCCGAAAACCTAGAAGCGGCAAAGGAAAAGTTTGAACAAACATACGTCGAGTCTAAAGAACTAAGCGGCAAAATTGGTAAGCTAACGGGAACAATAGCCAACGTTACGCGCAAGGCATTTGAGCCGTTTGGTGTTACATTAAGCGAGGACGATTTTAAAGATAAAAAGGTTGAAGACGTTATACGCAGCGCCTCAGACCGCGCGCGTGCTGAATATGAAAAGAAAATAAGCGAATGGGAGCAACGCGCAACGGCGTCGGGTAGCGAAGAACTGGTTAAAGAGTGGGAGAAAAAATATAAAACGTTGGAGCGCAAAGTAACCGAAGTGGACACCGCACGTCAAGACGCCATAAATCAATTTGAACAATTTAAAATCAAAGTAACCGAAGACCAGCGCAACGCTAAAATTAACTCAACCTTTGAGCGTGAACTAGCGGCGTTGAAGTTAGACCCCTCGGCGAATGAATTAACGATACGCGGCTTTAAAAGCGCTATAAGCGATAAATACCAGCTCGATATAGAGGACGACGGTAACTTTGTTGTTAAGGATAAAAAGAGCGGCGAACGCCTTAAATCAAAAGAAAAGGCGGGTACGTTCCTAAACCTTTCGGACGTGTTATTAAAGGAGGCTACCGAGGCGGGTATTATTCAAAAGAACCCACAAGCGGGAAAACCGATGCCACGCCCCGGCGCTATTATACCGCAACTAGAAACAGCGGCGGATAAAAAAGTTAAAGGCGTTAACCCTAGATTTTTCGCCAAATGAGCCTACGTAAAGCTATTCATATTTTAGAGCTGCATAATAATTGGCGCAGGGGTATTGAAAGCGAAATGGTAAACCCAGTAGAGCTAGGGCATGCAATAGAGGTTATTTTAAAACACGCTAAAAAAACTATGTATGCCAACGTATGAGGGTTTTAATGTAACGGCTTCAGACCGCGAAGGTAAAAAGTATAAAGCCGTGGATAACGACGGTAACGAAATTCACTTCGGGGCGTCGGGCTTTAGGATTAAGCCCGGTACGGATGCGGGTAACTCTTACTGCGCCCGTAGCGCTGGCATACCCGCCCCGCGCGGTTCGGCTAATTGGTGGGCGCGTCAACTATGGAGCTGCGAGGGTAAGCGCTCAGTAAGCGAAAAACCTTTTTTTGGAAAAATCGAATTGCCTTAATATCTTTGTAAGGTCGTATTCATACTCTTAGGGATTTTGAGTTAAGAGGCGGGTTTCGTACCCGCTTTTTTTATTTATCGAGCCTTATAGATTGCCAATGTTTAAAGGTGCTATCCTGTAAACTTGTTTTAACTCGTTTCTTTTTTTTGGGCTGCGCTTTAATCGGTTTGTTAGCTTTTCGAAACATAGTATATTCTTATGAGTTTGAGTGAGTGAGCTGGGGGTAAGCAAAAGGTGTTTACAACCCCCAACCCCCAAGTAAGAATTGTAAACACCCCTTACCAAAACATTCTCATTGAGCATCGCTCGTTCGCTGTTTGGCTCTATTCGGGAAGGTGTTTTGCAGCCCGTGGCAATAGATTTAAAAGTATTTGAATTGATGTAAAACCTACTTTGCTCGTAACTGCATTAAGCCTTTGGTTAAACCGCTTCGACTTATTCGGGCAATAGCTCAACCCGATTAGGCATAAAAAAACCCGAAACTGCGAGCGGGCTGTTCGGGTTATTGGAAACCGTTAAAGGTATCAATATCGTTTATAACGAACCAACCGCTCGATTGTTTCGGCTTCAAATATAAAACGCTTTTTTGAATTACAAAAATATTTCTTAAATTTGTTGCGCTCTTTAGTGTAGTTCGCCAACTTTATGGCATTTGTAGGCGCAAGGGTTCAGCCTAATAAACACGAACCTACAACAACAACTACATTTTAACCATGTCAATTTCTCGCATTTTATCCGAATGCCCGAACGTGCAAATGAGCCTTTCGGAGCTATTTATAGAAGTAGGGCAAAGAGAACAGCTCCCGTTTTTGGAGTTTCTTTTATCGCCTGAAAACGCAAAACTAATCCGCACCGAGGTAAGCCCCGGAGGTGGAAAATTAAAAACCGTACAAGCTCGTTGGATACAGCGCCTACCCGAAACCGAAGTAGAAGAGGCCGCGGATATTCTAACATGTACCTCAACTAACACTTACGGCGATAGCACCACTACCTACACCGTAGATACAACCGACACTTACACCGCTTCACAGCTTATTAACGCCGCTGATATTGCCCGCCATTGTCAGGAAAATAGCCGTTACGTACTCGAAAGCGTTATGCGTTTAATGGATGTACTCGACCGCAAAGTAGCGAGCGTAGCCGCAACGCAAGCCGTAGCCGACACAGGTAAATGGGGTACTGATGTAACAGGGTTCTATACCGTTTCTAGCGATTGTTTGCAAATCGCAACCGAGCTAACCGATAGCGAATTAAACCCTTTCGCCCTTGCGGATATTTTACAAGCTACCCGCATGGCTAACTACCCGGGCGCTCCCGTAGCGTTTGGCGGTGCAGCTATGCAACGTTACGCAAACGCCGTACAGGCTGGATGCTGCACGCAATACGGTATTGATTTACTAGCTATTTCACAGCAAAACGGCTTCGGCTTTGCTTACGATGCTCGTTTAGCAGCGGCGCAAGGCTCACAGCTTAAAGCGTTGGTAACAACGGCGGGCGCTATTCAATGGTTATCGTTTAACCTAGCTGAATGGAACGCTGGCATTACTCCCGTAGCTGGTTCTAATTATTCTAAAACGCTAGTGTTCACCCCTGCGGGCGTACCTTGCGATTTAACGATGAAGGACGACTGCGGTAATTTGTCGATTGTATTAACTACAACGGGCAAAGTAGTAACGTTACCTACCGATATTTACGAGGCTTCAGACAAATACAGCGGCGTTAACTATGTTAACTGCGTTACTATTGTTAACCCTTAATCGGTGGCTTAAAAGACGTAATTCGAGGGGCGGTAAATAACCGCCCTTTTTTTTATCTTTGTAAAAACGTTAAACATGTGTTTTAATAAATTACTAGGTTTACACGAATGCAGCCTACCCGAACCAACGACGGGCTTATATATTGATAGTTTAGGCATTAATACGACGTTGCTAGGGCAACTAATAACCGACCAATATAACAACGGCGTTGAGCTATTCGAAGACAAAAGGGCGTTCGCGTGGCGCAAGTTAAGCGGCGACGTATTAACGCGTTTAAGCCCTGCGATGAAAGCTGATACCGTAATTGAAAATAAAAGGGTAGGTCAAGTATTAACCGATTATTCGAACGTTCAAACGGCTTTAGGCGCTGGGCGTTATGGCGGTATTCGATTAACGATAAACCCTAATAACCTTTCGTTTTTAAAACTGTATATAAGCGATATATTAATAGGGCTTAATAGCACGAATACGAATATTCCTGTTTACGTTTTCGATATGACTACCTTAACCGTCGCTTATTCGTTTACCTACGGCACGGGCGGTATTGAGCAGTTTATAGGTAAGGAGTTCGCAGCGGGTAGGCGTAAACTTGATTTAGCAATAGTTTACGAAATGACGCAAAACACGCCTAAGTTTATACCAAAAAAAGGTAGCTGTTATGATTGCGGCGGTAAGGTTCGCGAGGCGCATATTTGCCCGTTTGTTGATGCGATTGGAATAGAACTAACAACCGACGGTACGAATGTATTAAGCGCTTCAAACCAAAAGTACACTAGCGGCATGAGCCTAAACTATAACGTTAATTGCGACCGTTCGGCGTGGCTTTGCTCGATAGGCGGTTTAATGGCGATGCCTTTGGCTTACGCTACGGCGGTAGAAATTTACAACTATGCGCTAACCGTTAGCCCGAACCAACGTGTTAACACCGCCGTAAGTTTGAACAAGGGTAATAAAATATTTGCAACCGCCCCAGCGTTCGAAGGTATTGTAGCGGCTCGCGATATTGCAGCCGAACAATATAACTTAGAGTTAAAAGCGATGCTAGAAAATATGCGCTTGCCCGACGATAACCATTGCTTCGATTGCCGTAAAAACATTAAATACGTAACCGCGTTACCATGACCGTAGCCGAATTTCAAAAGCGTACTGAAGAAATTTACAGCGAATTTACTAGCGATTTTAAACCGCTTTACGAGGCTGTTAGTGATTTACGTTTAGATATGGGGCAAAGGATATTTGAAAAATTTGAAAACACCGCAGGGCAAAAAATACCATTACCCGCTCGTAAATCGCCGGGAACTAGCGCGGGCGATTATTCGCCGGGCTATGCCAAATTAAAACAAACCCGCCCGAACCCCTTAGAGCTTACTAATTTTTTAGAAAACAATTTTTACGCCGAACCTCCCTACCAAAACGGCTTAGAGGCTGGCATTCAATTAAGCCCCCGCGAATATGATAAGGCGCAGGGCTTACAATACGGCAAAAGCGTTAACCCTAAATACACTCAGTTCAGCGGGTACGGCGTTATTTTTCGCCCTACCAAAGAAGAAGAAGAAAGGTTTTTAGAAGACCATAGCTTTAGGCTTGCAGCCGAAATTCAAAAACGTTTAAACGGATGAACCTATTAACCTCGATTATTGACCGCCTAAACCAACGCGCCGCCGTTGGTAATATATTCGACCAGATTTACGGCTTATGCGAGCTATACGACGGTGGGAGCGAGCGGGCGTGGGTGCATTATATAGGCAACGGTCAAGCCGTACCCGTAACGAATTACGACGCTAAACAAGGGACTTTATTTTGGGCAAAGCGCGGCAAAACAACGGTAACGAAAACCGATAGCCTACGCGTCGCGGGTTGCAAAACCATGTACGAAACGCGCTTCCCGTTAACTGCTTACGCGGTGGTTCGCAAAAACCATTTGCCCTGCGATAGCGCCGAGGCTCAAGACTGGATAGCGTCGCGGGTTTATAAGTTAGTAAGCGGAACAGACCCACAATTTAAAACCGCTTTAGGGGTTGTTAATTATGAAGTAACGCCGAACGGCTATACTAATGAAATTAAACAGCTACCGCCGCAATTTGAATGGGCTTCGGTAACTATCGAAATGGACGTTGTAGTAACGACCTTTAACGAGGACGGCTGTTATGATACATGCGCTACGGGCGATATACCTTTGCCCGACTTCGAACCTTGCGAACCGTGTTTAACTTCGGTAGCGGTCGACGGCGTTACCATTATTGGCAACGGTACACCTGAAGACCCGCTAACGGCTATTGGCGGCGGCGGCGGTACACCGTTAACCGTTAAAGACGACGGCACAAACGTAAGTACTAATACCGCTACGCTAAACTTTACAGGCGCAGGCGTAACGGCTTCGCTAACTTCGCCGGGCGTTGTAGAAGTTAACATACCTAGCGGCGGCGGTGGCGGTGGCGTAACCTCGGTAACGGGTAGCGCTCCGATAACGTCGAGCGGCGGGGCTACGCCCGATATAAGCATAACGCAGGCGAACGGCTCTACCGACGGTTATTTAAGCTCTGTTGATTGGAATACCTTCGATGGCAAGTTCGATACGCCAACGGGAACAAGTTCGGACTATCTTGACGGCACGGGCGCACCTACACCATTTCCAACGCTTACAAACGGTACTGTTACTTCGGTTTCAGCAACAGTACCAAACCCGACAAACCCTGCATTTAGCGTTAACGTTCCTAACTCAACCACAACGCCAAGCGTTGACATAACGGCAAACGGAGTAGTGAGCCAGTACGTGCGTGGCGATGGTTCTTTAGCTAACTTCCCATTGGGTGGTGGCGGTGGCGCATCGGTTAACTATTATCTCAACGGGTCAATAAGTCAGGGCACGATAGGTGGAAATGCTTATTTTCAAATGAGCCGCGTGCCGATTCTCGGAGCTGGCACGAACTTCACACGAACAAACGCGCAAGGAAATGGATACATTGCGCAATTCATAACGGATGCAGGCGACCCGAACCTTTTGGCAATTCCTTCGGGCAATTGGAACTTTGAAACCTATTTCAACGCTTCGAGTGGCGGTGGCAATCCGAGTTTTTACATGGAGCTTTATAAGTACGATGGCGCAACCTTTACGCTAATTTCAACAGGGTCTACAAATCCCGAAGCGATTACAGGCGGCACGGTAGTCGATTTGTATGTTAGTGCGCTTGCAGTACCTTCGACTGTATTGGCTGCAA